GATTCTCCCCGTTCGATTGCTCCAGTGACGTGATATTGCAGGCGGTTTTTTAGTGTGTTATTCATTTTTTTGGTTTGCTGTGGAGGGAAAGATTATCGTTACCGATTAAACCGCTACAAGGTGGAGCGGAGGAATCGGAAGGTATTTGATAGGGTGAAGGGCTAAAAAGGGCTAGGATTGGCTCTTAAGAGGAAAAGCGGGGAGGGATTGAACCGCCCCGCAATGTGGAGGGATTAGAGGTATTCTTGCGTTCTATCGTCTGGCCCTTTCCACGCTTGCGCCTCCTCTGTGTAGAAATCAATTTCCTCTAATGCTATTTCACGGGCGCGAGCGGGTGAAAATCCCTCGTCAATCCAGCGTTGCATGATTTTTTCTAGGCTCACAATCAATTTCCAAGGTAAAAGAAAATTTCGCCATCTTTGGATTGGTAAAGATTAGATGGAACTTGCCCGTTTTCTTGTAATACCTCCGCATTTATCCAATCAATATCTTCCAAAGAATCAGCCCCCAATTCTCGACAGTCGCCAGCAATCCATTGAAGGAAAAGCGCATTGACTTCGTTTTCATTCCATGCCGTGACCTCCTCTTGATCCCAGCCACCAGAGGAACGCGCGAAATCGCGCATAGCTTGTAACTTTTCTGGAGTGTCCAGCAATTTAATTTCTTGCGCTTTATCTTGTGAGGCTTGCCAAGTGTTCTTTCCCGCATTTTCTCCCCCCTCATGCTGTGAGTGTGAGAGGGTAAAGCAATCCATTTTTAGTAGAGGTGTGATATTAATTTCCATAAGATTAAAGACCAAATTTTTCAACGTAGGAAGCAAAGGCCATAAAGAGGGAAAACATGGCAAGGGTGAAGATTGCCAAGAATAGCGGGAAAGTGAATTGATCTATTTTCATTTGATTTTTTTAATGGCCGATAATACCCGCTTTGAAACTCCAGAACGGTTTAATTTAAATAATCCCGTTTGAATTGCCACCATGCCCCCTATACTGCCCCCATCGGTTCCCCATACGCTCCCCCCATCGGCGGAGCTTGGCAGGTCGTAAATGATAGAGCAATCTGATTCCGCATCGGAAAAATCACGATTCCTATCGTTTCCGTTTAAACGTTTTTCTAGCGTCAATATCCTATCGCATCGGGTGATCTGGATCTCGTTTTTTTTGCAATGCGCCACAAAGTGCGTTGCAATTTCTAAAGGCGTTTTTTTAATGTTCATAGCAAATCAAGAGCTTTATTTATATCGCGGCGGAGAATTTCACGGATTGCAGTATATTTTCTCTCCGCTTCATTTAATTTGTTTTCCGCTTGTTTTTCCGCTTCGTTGATGATTTTTTCTTGTCTCATCAGCGATTCCTTCCGCATTGCCTCGCATTGTGATCGAGTTTCCGCAAGTGTTATATCGGGTATCATATCGGATCTCATGAGCGATTCAATTTCAGGCAACAAAGACTCCAGCCATGCGCCACAATAGCTATCATGGCCTAGTTTATTGATGCAATCGGCGATGTGTGATAATTCTTCAAGTTTAGTCATAATAAATAAATTAAAATTGCGAAACGATGATCCCGCCGTCAAATTCGATTAGTTGGCCGTGATCTTGAATATATTCGCGGATTTTTGAATCGACCTCGTCATCGTCATTTTCAGCCGTCTCATCAAAGCCCAACTCTTCAAGAGCATTTGAAAAATAATCATGCGCCCAATCTAAAAGGCTGGCATATTCCGAGAAATCGCAACGAATCGCGCAAGTGTCTAATTCCATTTCCTCGCCTGTGCTGTCTTCGTATTCTTCGAGATACTCCGCAAGTGCTAGGGAGCCGTTATAACTCCAGCGGGCGCAAGTGTCGTTTTTTAAAGCGTCAGCTATTTGATATGTGTTAAGTGTGATTTTCATTTTGATTTATTTTTTTGGTTTTTATTTGACGGACGATTGATTTCGCTCATCTGCAAACACAATATCACGCCAACGCTCACCACCAAGATATTTTTTCATTTATTTTCATCCTCGCACAGGCGCATAAACACAAGCGCAAACGATACAGGCGACCGCAAACCCGCATCAACACAAGCGCAAGTATTTTTCACGCATTAAAAAATAAAAAAGAAAAAGATTGACACTCGCAAACCCGCATCAATCCTCGATCTGCGGACAGCAAGTGATTTCCGATTCAATCGGAAAGAACGAATCACCACACAATTTTCGGCAACATTGCAAAAAACGGTTTGCCAAGATTGGAAAACTCATAAACATGAGATTTCAAATCGGAGAGAATAAACATGATAAATACAAGCGACGAACAAGCGGGAAGGACGAGAGAAAGACCAGCGCAGAGAGTAGCAACACACGTTCATTGCGTAGCTAATTTTAACCACCCGTTTTTTTTAGTGTCAAGACAAATCACACAAAAACTTTCATTATGAGTGATGACCAACCCAAAAGAGGGAAAGGAAGGCCAAGTATTTACAGCGAAGAAATAGCAACGGAGTTCTGCAGATTGCTTGCATTAGGTAACACGTTAAGATCACTTTGCGCGACTGATCAGTTTCCAGCTCCGCAGACTATTTATGACTGGATTGAGAAATATCCCGATTTTTCAGAACAATACGCTCGCGCACGGAGTCAACAAGCCGACCACTACGCCGAGATGATAATAGATGAAGCATTCGGAGCGAGTGACGCAAGCATTGGCAGATTGCGAATGGATGCGCTGAAGTGGGCCGCAAGCAAGATTGCTCCGAAGAAATACGGTGACAAGATAGAGGTTGAATCGAACCAATCGAACAACATCCGACTTTCATTTACTATCCCGCACCGTGACGCACCAGTTGATATTCTCGAACTCGAATCCCCCGATAGTATATCAATACAGGACAGGGCAGGGTTACAGGCAAATAATGCCGAGGCAGATATTGCCGATATTGAAGCAAGCGACCAAGATAGATACTAGGCATATAATGCCGCCCGCAGTTAAACCGCGGAAAATACGCATATAAATAAACTATGAGATTTCACGTTTTAGGATTACCGCACACCGTAACAAGTAAAGATTTTAACGCCTGTGCCTACACGGCCAAGGTGCTAAAATTCGGAAAGATGATGACCAGCCGAGGCCATGAAGTGATCCACTATGGGCATGAAGATTCTGACCTCGAATGCACCGAACACGTTAGCGTATTAACGAACGACGATTTCTCGAAAAGCTACGGGTCGCACGACTGGCGGAAAACCTTTTTTAAGTTTGATACAGGCGACCACGCATATCAAACATTCTACGCAAACGCCATTCGTGAAGTGGGAAAACGCAAACAGAAAAACGATTTTATCCTGCCATTCTGGGGGAGTGGAGTCAGACCTATCTGCGATGCACATCCAGATTTGATTTGCGTTGAACCCGGGATAGGCTACGCAGGAGGACATTGGGCACGTTGGAAAGTCTGGGAAAGTTACGCGATATATCACGCATTTTGTGGAATGCAAGCCGTTGGAAATTGCCAGCAGGATAATTACAGCGTTGTAATCCCGAATTACTTTGATCTCGCCGATTTCACATTCCAAGCCAAGAAGAGTGATTATTTTCTTTACTTAGGCAGGGTTTACTCTGGTAAAGGGGTAGACATTGCAATTCAAGCCACGGAACGAGCGGGAGTGAAGCTGGTGATTGCAGGACAGAAGGAAGAAGGCTACAAGCTACCACCCCACGTCGAATATGTGGGATACGCAGACACAGAGACCCGTAGAAAGCTAATGGCAAACGCCAAGGCATCTTTCCTACCCTCGCAATATGTGGAGCCGTTCGGAGGTGTGCAGATTGAAAACTTACTCTCAGGAACTCCGACCATCACGACAGACTGGGGAAGCTTTGCAGAAAACAACCTACACGGCGTTACAGGCTACCGATGCCGAACGATGGGAGATTTCGTTGACGCAATCCACGCTGTCGACAGCATACGCCCCGAAAATTGCCAAGCTTTCGGATTGAACTTCACTTTGGACAGGGTCGCGCCTATGTATGAGAAGTATTTTTCCGATGTTCTGGATGTTTACACAGGCAAAGGTTGGTACGCAGACGGCAATGGCATTGAAGCTATGACACGTTATTTCCCTGCGATTGACTAGGAAATCCCGTGACAAATACTAGTTACTTTTTGTCACAAGATTGGCCCGCCTACACGACACTATCCCACACAATGAGCCACCAAGACGACAAAGACCAAGACCAAGACCAAGCCACGCCACAAACAAACAAGAACGTATGGAGCGATTCTAGCGAGGGAATTATGCAGGATGTTGTATCGGCATCATTTGCTAGGCGACTAGAGATTGAGCTTAATAAGGCAAAAGAAGAAATCAGACTACTAAAAGCAATCATGGACATGATGAAAGATAACGCTAATGAGTGATTACACATTTGAAAGTGAATATTGGGGCGATTGCACGAATACGTTCGATGAAGACCAGAAACATTATATTTACGGACTCTACATGGGATTGGACAGGGTAGGATATTCTTTTGACGTTCATGGACGATCCATTGTGGACATAGGGGGAGGCCCAACCTCGATGCTATTAAAGACAAAAAACCAAGGGAAGGCACTTGTAGTTGACCCGTTATTTTACCCAGCATGGACGTATGCAAGGTATGATGCAAAGGGAATCAACTATTCGGTGATAAGGGGTGAAGATTTGACCCGTGATGGATTCGATGAATGCTGGATATATAATTGTTTACAGCATACGGATGACCCTGCAAAGATTATTGCCAATGGATTGAGAGCCGCAAGGACGTTGAGAATCTTTGAATGGGTAGACATTCCAGCACATGAAGGACACCCCCAAGAAATCACCAAAAAACTTCTTGACGATGCAATAGGGAATGAAGGAAAGTTAATTCACCTATCCGAGGCAGGATGTTTCGGATTGGCATATTTCAATACATACACACAATGAGCAATACACCATACGAGCAATTCGTTCAATCCATCGTAAAATCGGGACATGATATCCTAGTTCAATTAACGCCACTACAAGCCTCCATGATGCACATGGCAGTTGGCATTAGTGGAGAAGCTGGGGAGTTACTGGATGCAGTTAAGAAACACGCAATTTATCAGAAGCCATTGGATTTCGATAACGTGAAAGAGGAAGCGGGAGATATTTTGTTTTATTTGACTGGGTTGTTGAATGACGTAGGAATTACGCTAAACGAGTGCATTGAAGCGAATAGGGAGAAGTTAAGCAAACGCTATCCAAACAAGTGCTATAGCAATGCGGCGGCGATTGCACGGGCTGATAAGCTAAATGTGATTGAGGAGCCAGTTGTTTTGAAAGATGATGATGATTTGGAAAATGTGAAAATTGAGAGGGTTTGTGGGATTGACGAGCCAGAGTGTGAGTCATGCCAATAGATTAAATATGGGATATAATATCGCATATATCGTATTAATTGCTCTTATACTATATGTTGTATATGATTTGTGGATGTGGGATTGAGGTATGAAAAAAGAAGACTTGTGGAATCAATATGCGAAAAAGAATCCTAGCTTTAATGGCAATGGAAATGTTACGTTGTCAGCTAGAGGATTGAGGAAGATGTTTGACCAGACGTGGAAGATTGCATTTGAGTCTGGATTCAACCAAGAGTTTGAAGATGACGAAGAGGATCACGATTACCCACAAGAGATAAAAGGGAACCCATGCGCGGAGAACATTTTCAAAACAATTTTCGGAGGCCGATGAATACACTGGAGCATTACATAGAGTATAAGCGACTTAACCCAGTTAAGGTGATGAACGCTTTGCAGAACAACGGGATTATTTCGGACGAGTGTATCTTTCCTGATGATGTGAGAGATTCGGGGCAAGCTGTTTACTGGTTGGAGGATCATTTATTCGACATATGAACTGGGATGAATATGCAATGAGCATTGCGGAGGTTAGCGCGAAAAAAAGCAAAGACCCGTGGAGGCAAGTTGGTGCGGCCTTGTTAAGGCATGACAATAGTATTGCTGCGTGTGGGTTTAATGGATTCCCTGCTCATATGGAGGAAAAATGGGAAAATCGCGCCACGAGACGGAAATATGTTGTCCATGCGGAGCAAAACGCGCTTCGGTATGTAAAACCTCTAGAATGCCGTTTAATCGCAACTACAACGCTTCCCTGCAACGATTGTTTGAAAGTGATTTCGAGTTATGGGATCGGGAGAGTATTGTATAACGATACTTATCCGACAGATGAATCTACATTGGAATTGGCGGAGGAATTTGGAATTGAATTAGTAAAGCTATGAGTCCTACTGAAGTTTATGATTTGCGGAATACTATTGTAGGTTGGGAGAACAAATGGAGGTGCGCGATTGAAATGGCAGCGAGAGCAGAGCTAGAACGTGATGATGCACTAGAGGATGCAAAAAAGTATCACATTAAAATGGTAGAATTAATAAATGAACGTAATGATGCACAGGAAGACGCAAGGTTATTAGTTAAACGACTTACCGCATTGGAGCTACAATCAACAGCGGAATTGGCTAGGTTAGAAAAAGAATTGATTAACATGACGGAACTAATTAGATAAAATCAAAAATTACATGAAAGCAACAATTGAATATCAACTACCCGAAGAAGAACACGACATGAAATATGCGTTGGCAGGGGTTGACGCATTGCTAGTGTTGGATGACATTAACAACGAGATCAGGAGTTATTTAAAGTATGGAACTGGCGAATTACGACAGTTTGCAACAGAAGAAGGGAAGGAATGCCCTGCTTGTAGTGAGACTCTTGAAATGGTTACGGTTTGGATTTGGGAGAGACGCAGAGAAAGGAATCTTCCTGACTTAATTTGAAAGAAGATAACGTCCAAGTTTTACGCGCATTAAAACGTGCGGAGCATATTCGTTCTATTGTCGATAGTAATGCCGATGAGAATATGGGCATTACGCTTGCGGCGAAGTATATCTTAGAGACAATGAGTCATGCGACTGGCAAGAAGTTTATGATTGACTTGCCATTTGCAAAGAGGGTTGTGTTAGAGTTTGTTCAGCACTTGTTGGATCACAACCACTTTGAGGCAGCAGCAACTATCTTGTGGGGTCAGAATGTTTATGATTGGAAGCCTCAATCGAGTAAAGACACATGGAGGTGCTTGTTCGATTACGATAAGGTATTGATTCAAGGTGCTGGCGCAATGGGAAAGACGTTTGGGGCTGCTGCGTGGTTTCTGT